AGTGGTAACCTTTACTAAAGGGGCAAAATCTATAAAGATTCAATTTCAATCTACAGTACAAGATCTTAACGAAAATTTCTCTGGTCAGCGCAAGGGATGGAATCGCCCAACAATGACTGTTGTTCAAGATTCGGATACTACGAACAACTGGGAAGCTGGAGATACTTTTGATCATCTTGTGACCCCAAGTGCAGTAAACAATCCATTTCATAACAAATACGGAAATGTTGGTTTTAGATATAAAATAGGGTCTATAAATGTAATAACAACACCAACGGTAGAGCGAGGTGCAGAAGGGTTTGTGACAACTTCCCAGCTTTCTGACTTAAGTCTTTATAGAGAGCTTGTTGAAAAGTCAAACAGCAATGCACCCGAGCATGAAATTGTATATGTCAACGAAATACTTGAAAACGAAAGAGTTCCTAATTTTTTCAATTTAACTCAGGCCGGATTGTCTTTGCGAGCATCGCGTAATTTTACACAATTAGATCAATTGCGTTGCTGGATCGGTAGGGGCACCAGAGTTAAACGATTGCATCCAGATCGTGAGCAGTGCTATGGCGATTCAAAGGAAATTGGCGCCAGCAATTTGTTTACCGATTTAGTCTTTTATTTGCTGACGGACCAGATGGCTGGAGCAGGTGGATTGCTTGGCATGAAGGCTGATAATGCTCCGCTGGTTGACTTAGATCAAATGATTGAAACCACGCGGTTTATCAAAAAACAGAAGCTTTACTTTAATGGGCCAATAACGGACAGAACAAATTTGAGGCAATTTATTACGGATCTAGCGCCAGACTTTTTGTGTAATTTTATTGTGTCTGATGGTAAATTTGCGCTCAAGCCTGCTATTCCGTACAACCCCAAGAGCGGAAACATTAACACTGGTCCGGTCGTAATTGAGCAGTTGTTTACATCCGGCAATATCTTAGAAGATACATTTAAGGTTGAGTATTTACGTTCGGAAGAACGGCGTCAGTTCAAGGCTGTTGTCCGGTACAGAAATGAACAGCCTAATAAGCTGCCTGAAGAGCGTTCAGTTGAGGTTGCGTTAAAAGGAGAAATTTCAGACGACAGAACTGTTGACTTACTGCCTCAAGAGCAGTTTGATTTGACGCAATTCTGCACATCTGAGGATCATGCCGTTCTGGTCGCCAAGTATTTTATTGCCTTGCGAAAGCTTGTTACTCATACAATTAGTTTTTCAACAACACTTGAAGGCTTGAGTATAGCTGCGGGGTCTTACATCAAAGTTGTCACAGAGGCTAGCCCTTATAGTCCCGCCAACAATGGAACGATCAGCAGCACTGGTGTTGTTACTAGCGTGAGCGACTTGGCAGATGGTCAATATCAAGTTTCATTTTTTAGGTCTGATTCTGAAGATGTTGAAGATGGACTAATGAGCGTCAGTAATGGGCGGGTACAGGAATCAAAATTCCACGATTCTGTATTTAGCCTTAAAAACGACACCGTTTCTAGAAACATCTATGTTGTCGAACAACTGACCTTCTCAGAGCAGGGCACGGTTGATATTGTGGCATCGGAGCATCCCTGCGATGATGATGATAAAAGCGAGCTAGCCTCGTTGGTAACGTCTGATAGCTTCCGAATCTTCTAATGCCTTTCCCCGATCTTGTTCCTACTGCACGAGCGTTTGAGTCTGGCGACTATCCAGTCAGGACGTTTAAGGCGCAGAATGGGGCTGAGACGAGGATTCTGTATGGCAGCAACCGCACCAATATGAAGCTGTCGCTGACGTATGCAAATGTCTTTGATGATGTCGCAGAGCAATTTCTGGATCATTACGACGAGGTTCAAGGCAGCTTTCAGACCTTTGACATTGGCGACAGAGATTTTGCGCGTGGTGGCTGGGAAGGTACTCCAAGCGCCTTGGGGCCAAAAGCTTCAGGCAATAAATACAGATACGAGAATCCGCCACAGGTTGTTCAGGTGCGTCCTGGAGTCAGCAGTGTTACAGTGAACCTGATTGGTGTGCTCTGATGTCTTACTACACCGGAAGACATGGAAGCCTGTTGCTTGATGGCAACACCATTGCTCAGGTACAGAACTGGTCAGTCAGTTCATCCGTATCTCTGTTGAGCATCAAGACGCTTGCAGAAACTGATGATCGCTTCATTGCTGATGGTCGTACAACCACAGGCAGCTGCCGTGTGCTTTACTATCAAGAAACGCCAGGCATAAAAGGTACAAATAATGCAAGTACATTTATCAATAAAGTAATTAAAGCAAGAGAGATCGGCGGAGATTTTTTCCAAGGCGCTACGCTCGCACAAGGCCCTGACGGCACAAATCGGTCCAGTCTAAGACTGAAAGTTGATGATGGAACGGATAATGGACTGTTTATCGAAATGCGTGTAATCATAACAAACATTACAATGACAATGGCAGTTGGCGAGGTTTTAGCTGCTGACATTACGTTCCAGTCTCATGGAGCACCACAGTTCGTCAACATCTAATGAGCGTTTATCTTGGCACGTTTGGAAAAGTTGAGCTGAAGCGCAAGTTTGACGCTAGGCTTGTCGGCAAAATCAACGGCAATGACGTAAACACAGCCGAAAAACGATTCAGCTTTGATTTTGACCTAGACCAGTTGATAACAGGAGACAGGATAACAATTAAAGAAATTAATGGCAATGCGTTAGATTTTATTAATAAAAGCGACGGCAGTAGTTACACAGATTCTAGTGTTACCAAATACATAAATGTTGACGAAGCTGGTGGCATAAGACTTTACGGCAGCTTTGCAAATGCAGTGAATGGCGGCACAGCAAATGCTACGCCGTTAAGCACAGGCAGCAATCTCAATGTTGAAGTGACCATTAAAAATAAACGCCGCCTGTTGGCGCAGGTTAGCAGTTATGAAATTAACACTGAGCGCGAAAGCGTAGATACAACTGTGTTGTCAGATAACTTCCGACAACGAGTCAGCTCTTTAATCTCTGGATCGGGTCGTTTCAGTGCGTTTTGGGAATATGCTGGGGATGACAACAGTGAGCTTCCAAATTATTTATTGCAACTGATTCTACGGACAAAAGTTGGCAGTAATTTCGCCGCACGCTTGTATATTAAAGACAGCAACTATAATCCAAGTGGTGTTGCTATAAGAAACAACGATGAGCTCTATTACAAGGTTGAAGGTATAATTACTGCCGCTGCTGTGCAGTTTTCTCCTAGCGATACAGTTCAAATTACGGCAGATTTTATTACTACGGGTCCGGTTGAGCTAAAAGTTGATCTTGAAGTGCCGTTTGCTTTGACGCAAGAAGATGGCAGCAAGCTTCTTGAAGATGATAGCTCTCAGGAGATTGGCATTGTCGGTTCTGGCACAAGCTAGTAACCGCTTGCTAAGCTAGGCCAAGACAATCCTAGCGCAACGTAGCTAAGGAGCTTTAAATCATGGCTGACTTAAAAATATCCGAGCTAGCGGCCCTTGCTGGTGCGGATCTTGCCAGCGGTGACTTGTTGGCTGCGGTTGACAGCAGTGCTAGCGAAACAAAGAAACTAACGATCAGCGATTTGATCGCTAACGGCGTCACGCTAATCAGTGATGACACGATTCCTGGTGCAAAGATCCTGTTTGCTGCTGGCGACATTGCTACAGCAGACATTGCTGACTCAGCAATCACTGCAGTCAAACTGGCGGCCAATGCTGTTACAGCAGCCAAGCTCGCTGATGAGTCAACAGTTGATCTAGTCACGACGCTACCTGCGTCTGGTTCCTTTGCAGGACAGCTTGCTTTAGATACTGACGATAACAAATTATATGCGTGGTCAGGGTCTGCATGGCTTAGTTTAAAAGCTGCAGGTTCAATTAACAGCGTTAGCGGTAGCACAGTCGGTGTTGTTGACATTGTCGCTACGACAACAGGCGATAGTGTTGCGATTTCAGCAAGTGTCAACGATTCATCTGCTGCTAATCAGTTTCTTGCTGGGCCGACCAGTGCTGGTGGTGCGCTTGCTTATCGAACGATTGATGGAAGCGATCTGCCGGTTGCCACGACAAGTGCAAAAGGTGGCGTAGTTGTTAATGCGGAAGGTCTCCGCATGGATTCAAACACGATTGAAATTGACAATGACGTAACTGCTAGTTCAACGCATCATGTCGTTACCTATAACGCCAAAGGTTTAGTTACTGGCGGTCGGGTGTTGGCTGCATCAGACTTACCGGCTGCAACTGCCAGCACAAAAGGTGCCATCATTCCTGGAACTGGATTAGCAGTTGATGCGGCTGGAAACCTTGACCACAGCAATACAGCAACAACAGGTACATTTACCAAGGTTACGATCGATGCACAGGGGCACGTCACCACTGGTGCCACATTAGTTGCAGGTGACGTTCCAGATATTCCGGCGTCGAAAATCACAACAGGAACTATTCCTGCGTCATTGCTTGCTAGTGATTCGGTTACTGCAGCCAAACTTGCCAATCAATCAACTTGCAAATTCGGTGGGGCCGGTGCGACAGATAATGTGGTCGTTTTCCCTGATGGTGATTTCCAAGGACAGCTGTTTTTCGACGAGAAGAATGAAGATTTATTTATTTTTACCGGGGATTCTTTCTTGCCGATCACGGTTATCAGCGGAAACCTCGTCAACGCTGGAACGTATAACGCCAACACTAACAAGGTTGTCACGGTCACGACTGCTGGCTCTGCTGCTGGTTTTACGGCCGATGCGGCTCTACCATCTCCCGCTAGCGGAAATTTAAATTATTACGTGGTCGTGTCTGATTCGGGCACAGGGTCGGGCAACGCCCCAGCCGTGTCTTTGGCACCGCCAGACATGTTGATCTCGCTTGGTGCCGGAACTTCGACATTCCAGTTGATCGATGTGAGTAATGCCATCGCTGGTCAGACTGCGGCAAATATCTCGGTGGTTCCAGCTGGAGATATTAGTTCGACTGATTGCCAGGCTGCGTTGCAAGAGCTTGATTCTGAAAAACTAGCGTTAGCTGGTGGAACGCTGACCGGTAATTTGAATTTAGGTGATGGCGTCGTCATTGTCTTTGAAGGTGCAACTGGTGATGACCATGAAACCACAATTACTGTTGCCGACCCAACCAGTGATCACACAATCACTTTTCCGGATGTAACAGGCAATGTTGTAACGACTGGTGACACGGGAACTGTTACGAGCACGATGATTGCGGATGCAACGATTGCTAACGCAGACATCAGCACGACTGCAGAGATTGCAGTAAGCAAGCTTGCAAACGGTAGTGCCCGTCAACTGCTGCAAACAGCTTCTAACGGCAGTGACGTTGAGTTCACCAGCAATATCGATATCCCTGGAACGCTGGATGTTACTGGTGCGGTGACGCTTGATTCGACGTTGCAGGTAGATGGTGTTGCGACATTCAACGACAACATCGTGATGGAAGGCACGTCTGCTGACGCACATGAGTTGACGCTGACTTGTAACCCGACTTCTGACGTTACCGTCACGTTGCCTGATGCAACGACAACTGTTGCTGGTCTTGCTGTTGCTCAGAGCTTTACGAAGGCGCAGCGTGGTGACGTTGTTTCGTTGACCGATGCGGCAACTATTGCTGTTGACCTGAGCTTGGGCAATAACTTCAGCGTGACGCTTGGGGGCAACAGGACGCTAGGCGCTCCAACAAATACAACAGCTGGTCAGTCTGGTGTAATCGTGGTCACGCAGGACGGTACAGGCTCTAGAACACTTGCGTATAACTCGATCTACAAGTTTGCTGGTGGGACGGCACCGACTTTGACGACGACGGCTAGTGCTGTTGACGTTCTTGCCTACTATGTGGAGAGTGCGACCCGTATTACGGTCACTTCACTGCTGAACGTCTCATGAGTATTCCTGGAAGTGCAAGCCCGCTGTTTTTGACATCAGCGGCTGCTGCTGCAGAGTTCCAGATTGACCGTAGCTTGCGTTTCAACAGCGCTGATAGTGCGTATCTAAATAGAACTCCATCATCGGCAGGCAACTCTAAAACTTTTACATGGTCAGGCTGGGTCAAGCAGGTAGTTGTTTCTGGAACAGCTCAAACTCATATCTTGGCGGCAGGATCTAGCCCTTATTTTCAATTTTACTTTGCTGGGCCAACCCTTTACGTTGAAACAAATCAAGGCTACATTCAGCCTACGCGAAAACTTAGAGATCCATCGGCTTGGTATCATTTTGTCGTTGCGATTGATACTACACAGGCAACAGCAACTAACCGAATTAAATTCTATGTTAATGGAGAAGAGGTAACTGATTTTGCGGTTGATCAGCGTAGCTCAATTACTCAAAACACCGATCTATCAATAAATTCTACGGTTGAGCACAGGATAGGCAGGCAAACGGCAGCAACTGCTTATTCAAATATGTATCTGGCTGAGGTGCATTTTGTAGATGGTCAGCAACTTGAGCCGACTGACTTCGGTGAGTTTGACAGCAACAATTTGTGGCAGCCGAAGGAATACTCTGGAACGTATGGCACAAATGGATTTTATTTGAAATTTGCTGATAATTCATCAAACGCTGCGCTTGGAACGGATAGCAGCGGCAACGGTAATACTTGGACGGTTAACAACCTATCCGTTGACAAGCCAGGCGTCACGACAACTGGAAACATCAGCCTTAGTAGCACTAATCGTAGTTTTTACTTCAAGGGAACATCAGGCCAATCAATTACCGTTGCGGCTGGGAACTTTATATGGGACTCTTCTGATGGTATTAGCTGGACATATAGGGGTCAAAGCTCTACCAGTGTCAGCCTAACAGCTGCTTATATTTTCATAAGCGGTACAACTGGCATTACTTTTACTAATTCAAGTTCAGCAAGCGTTAAGTACTGGGATCTTCCATTAGGTACAGGTATTCCAAACAGCGCTGGAACAACAGCAACCTTCAATCTTGAGGCTTATGGTGCGGAAGGCATCGACAGCCTGATCGACACGCCGACGAATTACATTGCCGCATCAGGAAATAATGGCGGCAACTATGCCACGTTTTCGCCTATAGACTCGCACTCAAGCAATACATTTGCAAACGGCAATTTAGAAGCAACAAACGCAGGCGTAGCTGTGTTTGCGAACTTGACAATGGGATTTACCTCTGGCAAATGGTATTGCGAAATTGAAGCTAACGGTGGAGGTAATGGCTCCTGCATGGTTGGTATTGTTGATTTAAATGAAACTCATGCAAATAGAGCATATGGAACCGCAGGTGGTTGTTATATGTATCAAGGTACTGGCGGATTGTATAGCGGAGGCTTAGGCGGCAGCTTTAGCAATACAAGCTATGGCAGTGCTTATTCAGACGGCGACATCATTGGCATTGGTCTAGATATGGATAACGGCAACGTGCGTTTCTATATCAATGGCTCTGACCAAGGGCAAGCAAATACCTCATCTTTAGCCGGTGCCTTGGTGTCACCTGCCGTCAATAACGACACAAACTCTGCATCATTTAAATTAAACGCAGGTCAACGTCCATTTACGTACACGCCACCAACAGACCACCTCCCGCTCGTAACCACTTCTTTCGACGACCCAACGATTGCCGATGGTTCGACGGCGATGGATGTGGTTACTTATTCCGGTGATGGAACGAATGGCCGTGCCATAACAGGTATCAATCACGGCCCTGATTTAGTCTGGATTAAAGCAAGAAACCAGACCGATGGTCATAACTTGTTTGACATTGTGCGTGGAACGACAAAAGTGATTAAGAGCAATAACTCTAATGTGGAACTGACTGAAAGCAATTCGCTGACGGCATTTAACTCTGATGGATTTACTGTTGGGAGTAACGCTTCAAATGCACAAGTCAACCAAAGCGGTTTTACTTATGTTGGCTGGGCTTGGGACGGTGGATCGTCAACGTCTAGCAATAGTGATGGCAGCATTACAACTAATGTCCGCGCCAATCCTTCTGCTGGGTTTTCGATTATTGGATACACAGGTAACGCAACAGTAGGGGCAACGATCGGGCACGGGTTAAACAGTGCGCCTGAGTGGCTGGTATTTAAGAACAGAGACGAGGGAGCTGGTAACTGGTACGTTTATCACAAATCCCCTGGTCACACAAAATACCTGACATTAGACCGCACTCATAATGCTATAGCGAATAGCTTTTTGAACAATACTGCGCCGACCAGTTCTGTTATTACCCTAAACAACACCGCTGAAGTTAATGCTACTGGGCAAGGCATAATTTGCTACGCGTGGGCACCTGTCGAGGGGTATAGCGCGTTTGGTAGCTACGTAGGATCTCAAAACTTTCCATTCGTTTATTGTGGTTTTAGGCCACGCTTTTTGCTTATTAAGCCATACGATTTGGCTAGCGGTTGGCAGCTTTACGACTCAGAAAGAAATTCGTTTAACCCTGCTGATGACTATTTAGCTCCTAACGAGGCAAGTGCTGAAGTGAATAGTGTTAACAACAATCAGTTTGATTTTTTAAGCAATGGTTTCGTTCCGCGTGGTGTTGCCGATTCTGGATCTAACTACACTGGTTACAACTTCCTGTTTGTTGCCTATGCTGAGCATCCTTTCAAAACCGCCCGTGCGCGTTAAACTTCAACTATTGCCCTAACGGTCATGCCTTACAAGCTCGGTGACAGAACGCTTCAGCTTGATGTGCCTTGGGAGCACAATGGCATCCAGTATCCTGCCAACTGGTTACGTTTGAGCACTGCACAAGACCGTGCAACCCTTGGCATCGTTTGGGAAAACGACAACACCCGATCTTGGAATCAAAAGTTTTATTGGGGTTACGACGCAGACGGCAACCTGATTCCTAAGACCTACACCGAACTCAAAACCCTTTGGATCGCTCAAACCAAGAATACGGCGTATGAGCTGCTGCAGCCGTCTGATTACCTGTGGCCCAAGCTGCAAGACGAAAACAGTAGCTTCGCGGCTGCCAAGACTGCTTATGCTGCATCACCCTGGAGCACATGGCGTTCCACCATCAGAACTGAGTGTGCAGCGATGGTGACTGCTATTGAAGCCACTGCTGATGTTGGTGACACCGCACCACATGCAGATTTTGGCAGGGTGCAGGCATTGCAGCAATACATCGAAGGCAGCAGTTATAACGTGTGGACACCGAACCCTGATCAACCTGTTGTTTTAAACGACGAAGAAGTTAATACAGATGAAGAAGTTGATACAGGTGAAGACACTTTGATCTTCTCAGCCGGTAGCGCAGGACTTGCTTGAACATGGTCAGTTAAAATAAGAGCAGATCGCTGGAGAACCTGCCGTGGATTTATTCTCCGGCATCGCTACCGTCATCATCTCAGCAGGCGTTGGTGCGCTGTGGCGACTTGATAAACGCCATGCGGCCATTGAAGCCCGCGTTGAAATCGTGCTTGAGCAGATCGTCGCTCTGCGAACAGATCATAAAGAAAGACTGGATGACCATGAATTGCGGCTAAGGGTTTTGGAAAAGAACCATTAGAATACTTTTGTGCAACCATTTTTCTCAATGGATCCCGCAACAATCGCAATGATCAGTGTGGCTTTGGCTGCTGCATCTGAAATCATCGCACTGTCACCACTCCGCAGCAACAGCATCATCCAAATCGTGATGGAAGTTCTGTTGAAGGTGTTCCCAAAAAAGTAATTGGTGTTCCAGACGACATCAAATGGCTGGTACGTTTCGGTGATAAGCACTGGACGGACCACCTAAATCAAGCTGCCCGCGATTTTAAGTTCAATGCGACTTTACGGCCGCGTCTGGACGTTGAAATCGAAGATTGGCACGCAGCACAACGGAACAACAAACTAAGCACCGTGATTGTTCATCATGATGGTGAAGACACAACGGGCTTAGGTCCACCACTTAGCATTCATTATCACTGGAACGATGAGCACGAAACCGATCCGACTGATTAACCTATTTAAATATTACAAGCAGCTTGGACATCAGAGCGCTGCGATTGAAATGCTGGAGTACGAGATCAATGCACTTGATCCAAGCATTCTGCAGCGTGACAGTGAATGGTATCAAACCTGGAAGTCAGCACCTGCGGTAAAGCCAGCGACATTTGACAATAGCTGGCACGGAATTTACAACTGCGCTGAAAAGGCTGGCGCTAAGTTTCCCGAATGCGTTGCTGCACAGTGGGCACTTGAATCAGCATGGGGTAAGCACACTAGCGGACAAAATAATTATTTTGGCATCAAGGGTAAGGGTACAATTAAAACGACATGGGAAGACTATGGCAACGGTCCTGTCATAATTAAAGATGAGTTCAAAGATTTTGCGACACCAATGGATTGTATTGTTGACTTAGTTGACAAATGGTACAAAGACTATAGGACATATAAAGGCGTTAATCGTGCATCAACTGTCGAACAATGTGCAACACTATTGAGGGTTGAAGGTTACGCTACTGATCCTGATTATTCGTCTAAATTGATTTCCATCATGAGACGACAACTAGAGCTAGAATAAAGTAGCTGCTCTGAAGATCTTGACTCATTACGATGAGAATCAAGACCATCAGATTTTTGAGACGGAGTTAATACCAAGGAAGCAAGCAAAAATGCGCTTCCGTGATTCAATCTTAATTAGCTGGGGTTATTGTTGTGCATATTGCGGTGAAATGTTGAATGAACATAATACAACATTAGATCATGTCATCCCACGTCATGCTGGCGGGCAAACAACAAGGAGCAATTTGATCGCTGCTTGTTTCGGCTGTAATAGCAACAAAAGCGGTAAGGAATGGAAAGAGTGGTTTAGAACTCGTTATTACTGGACTGAATGCCGTGAGCGATACATTGAAGAATGGCTGGAACAATAGCTATCTTACTGTCGGCCATTACAACGATCACTTGACTGCGATGCCAGATATTGTCGGGCCGCAGACAGCTTGACGCGATGACGCCACATATCTAGCACCTGCTCAAACCAGCAGCGTGCTTGCCATTCTTGAATGTGCTCGCGTGTCATTCCAGCATATGTGACCCGATAAAGTTTTCCATTTTTTGTTTCAATCACATCTAGTTTTGGTGCGCTGTAAGCGCTATCCTTCGCAAAAGCATTGTTATTCATGAGTTGGTCTCAGTGGATGGTTGTTCAGCTCCCATTGGAGGAGCAACTCATGCTAGAGCGTCAAGTAAGGGCCGTGCATGATCACACTGATACAGAAGCCATTGCCAAGTTATGTGGAACACTAATCAGACAAAATCACCATCAGCAAAAATTACTACAGCAAGCGTTGAAGCGGATCATGGAACTTGAAATCATTGATGAAGTCGAGTTAACATCTGAACAACGCTTGCCGTGGTGGCAGCAGTTATTTGCGCGTGTGAAGCCGTAGTTTTGTCAGCGCACGTTCTTTAATTTGTCTTGTGCGTTCGCGTGAAATCCCAAGCTCATTGGCAATGTTGGTCT